TTGCTGCGGTTCGAGCGCGAGCGCTGCGGGGTCGCCGTCGCCCGCGAGCAGCATCTGCAGTTCGTGCTCGGTGAAGCCAGTGCCCGCGTAGTCGTGATCGAAGCCGGTCAGCAGCGCGGCGAGTCGCTCGTCGTCCCACTCGGCGGCGTCGCTCGCGCGGTTGTCGACGGCGAGGATGCGGCGTGCGCGATCGTCGTCGACGTCGACCCAGATGACGGGCAGATGCTCGACGCCGCGAGCACGAGCAGCGATCAGTCGATGGTTGCCTGCGAGCACGTGACGCGTCGACGTCTGCGCGATCACGCTGCCATAGAAGCCGTTCGCCTCGATCGACTTGCCGATCATGTCGACGTCGCCCTTGCGCGGGTTGTCGGGGTGGGTCGTCAGCGACTCGACAGGCTCGATCGCGTACGTCTGCTCGATCGTCGGGATGGGTGCGTGCATGTGTGCTCTCTTCGATGGGTCGGGCGTCTGTTCGCCCGATACGAACGCGATCGATGGGACCGGCACGAGCAGCGCTATCGGCGCGGTGTCCCCGTCGCCTGCGCTGGTGATATGGACGCCCCTACCCCGTCATCCATGTCGGGAGGCTGCCGCGCGACTCGTGCGCCGTCTTCTCGGCGTGATGTGTCTCGCACAGGCCCCAGACGTTCGACCGCTCGTCGCCGCCGCCGCGTGCCGTGCTCACGATGTGGTCGAGTTCATCCGCCAGCTCGGTGCAGCCCTCGACGGCGCAGATGCCCGACTGTTCAGCGAAGACGTAGACCCGCAGCGTGCGCCATGCTCGCGTCGAGCCTCGACGGCTGCTCGTCGACCATGCGGGGTAGCACGACGGGCACGAGCGCGCCGTGATCACGGCGTGACAGCGCGGGCAGATGCGGCCCGGTCGGCTCGGGCTCATGACGAAGCCCGTTGGGGAGGAGATAGGAACTCAACCGGCAACGGGCCTCGAAGACGACGCCTGCTGCAGCGTCGTCTCGGGTCGAGCGCAGCAGTGATCGCCTGCAGATCAGTGTGACAGCCGCACGGGCACATGATCAAGCCCCACCCCCAACGGCGCGTCGATGCTGCTCGCGTGCCCGATCAGCGAGCAGATCGATGACGTCGCCCACCCGGTACAGCGGCACCCCACGCCTGTCTTTCGCTCGCGGCTGCAGACGTCCGCGATGCCGCCACTGCCTGATCAGATCGTGCGTGATCGGCATCGACAGACTCGACAGCGCTCGCGCTATCTCGGGCGCTGTCGCGAGTCGGTCAGCGACCACGTGCAGCAGCCAGTCGCGCCGCGTCTGCAGATCGTAGACACGCCCGCACGCCGCGCACTCGATCGTCGGCTGCCCGTGCTCGACGAAGATGTCGTGCCCGCATGTGTCGCACGGCCCCGCGTACGAACGCTCGACGGGTCGGTCGATCACGCCCTCGCACTGCTCGACGATCTTCACGATGATCAGCGCGTCGTCAGCCCAGAGCATCGTCGACATGCCGTCGACCCGAGCGAGCAGCCAGTGCGACATCGACGCGAGCGTGTCATGCGGTTCACGTACCCCGTCGACGATGCTCGCGCGCACCTTCTCTTCGATGCACAGGCGCACGAGCGTCACCAGCTCGGAGCGCAGACGATGCAGCGCGTCGCTCGCTGCGACGTCGAACGGGAACCCATTCGCTCGGTACGCGACAAGCAGCGCATCGCTGAACCGCTGCTGCTTGCTCAGCGTGATCACGAGTTCATGAGCCACGGTCGGCACGCTGCCCAGCGCCGTGCTGATGTCAGCGACGCACGACGGGCAGATGAATCGATCATCTGCTCGTGCTGACCCGCACACGCACGTCGACGTCATGACGTGCCCGCTGCCGTGTACGGGTGTACGTGTGTACGGCCCCCGTGACAAAACACGCCCATGCTGATCACGCGGGTTCGGTTGTTGTGTGTGTAGAAGCCCACAGCCTTATGTGCCGTCAGATGAAGGTTTTGTCGCAGTACACGATCACGTACACGTACACGCCCTCGATCAGCCCTTGAACGCATAGCGCGTCACACCCTTCTCGTCGTCGATCGACATCAGCACGCCGTCGCTCAGCAGCCCGTCGAACGCGACGTCGAACGCGTGTCGATAGTTGTGCCGCACCCCGCGATGAAGTTCGGCGCGCGTCATCACAGAGCCGCCCTGCAGCAGCGTCACGATGCGCTGCACGACGCGCTGCTCGTGGTCGGCGTCTCGCTCTGCTGCCTTGTCGGCGACGATGAACGTGCGTTCGGCGAACCGCTCGGCCTGCGTCAAGTTGCGCTGCTTGCTCGACGACTGCAGCGCCGCAGTGACGTGCTCGCGAGTGCGAGTGCTGACCCGCATCACCACGTCGGCGAGCAGCCAGTCCTCTTCGCTGATGTCGAGCCGCTTGTCGAGCAGCGCGAGCGCCGCTGCTGTCTTCAGTTGCGCGTACAGCAGATGCCCGTCGAGCGCTTCAGTCTCCCCGCGCAGTCGTGCGAGCGCCGCGTCGTCGATCGTCTTCGCGGCAAGATCGCAGACGCCCATCATGGGCACCGAGTACATGCCCTCACGCCGAGCTGCGAGCACGTTCGGGCAGTCCCACCACTCGGGATCGGGCGTCGACGGCGCAACTTCGGGCGCGTCGCGGTCGTTCGCTGGCAGCCAGATGAACCGCTGCGGCGTGCCGCCGTCTGCGTCGTCGAGCAGCGCCTTCGCCCGCCCCGGCTGCACGCCCAAGATCAGCGCGAGCCGGTACGTCTCGACGCGCAGTCGCTTCGTCGGGTCGGCGTAGGCGAACCCGAGCGCTTCGCCCGACCATGCTCGACGAAGTTCAGGCAGCAGCGTCGCGCCCGTTCGCTGGCCGACCGCTGTCAGCGTGTCAATCTCGGGGACGCTGAACAGCATGTGCTCAGTGATCGACTGCTGCTCGCCCTTGCGATCGCGCTTCACGTAGGAGTGCACGAGCCCTTCGCCGCTGCCCACGCTCGCCGTCGCGACGTGCTCCATGCCGATCGCATCTTGCGCTGCTCGCTCTGCGCCGCCCTTGCCCGCGCCGCTGAGCCCGACGAGTGCGACGAAGATGTTCAGCGAGCCGTACCCGCCGACGAACGGCGGCAGCATCAGCGTCGGCGGCACCCGAGCGATGACGCGTGCCAGCTCGACCCCGAGCACGGCCCACGGCGACGTACGCCTGCTCTTCGCATAGTCGAAGATGTGCTGCAGGATCGGGCGCGCCGACCAGAAGCCGACCAGAGCGTCGACGTCCCACTCGACACTGCCGTTCAGCAGCGCGCGCTCAGCGAGCATCGGGTGCAGCGGCTTCGACCCGCCCGCACTGAAGCCGCTCTGGATCGTGCGCTTGCTCTCGCGCTTCGTCAGCCCGATCGACAGCGCGCAGTCGTACAGCGCCTGTCGAGCACGCACGTCGTCGAGCCCAAGATGAACGATCCCGCCGAGCGTGAAGGCGACCGTGTTCAGTTCATCGTTGCGACTGCCCTCGCTCGCTGCGCTCAGCCGCTCGACTGCTCGATCGAGCATCCAGTCGACCCACGCGCTGCGCCGCTTCTCGCTGATGTCTGACACGCTCGCCGTCTGCGGGGGCGGCAGGGGCGATCCCTGCGACGCCTGCGCACGTTCCCGCTCTTCTCGCTCGCGCTTGATGCGCTGCGCGCGCTGGTACATGAACTCGCCGCTGCTCAGCGGCTCGTCGGGCGGCTGCTCGTCGTGATCAGTCATGTGCGCGGCCCCACACGTTCAAGATCGCGTGAATACGAACGTATTCACGTTTCGGGTGTACGATGAACGCGAAGCGTTCAAACAGAGCGCCCACGAGATAGGAACTCGCGACATGAACAGCACCACCCGCTGCACCCAGCACCCCGCCTTCGAGGCCGACAACTGCCCGAGCTGCGGCACGTCTCGCCCCGTGGGCATGACGACCGAGCAGTCGACCGACTGGCAGATCGCCCGCGAGAAGGGCGAACTCGTCTCGTGGCTGATCGAGCACGACACGAGCGATCGCATCATCAGCGCCGAGTACGACATCGAGACGCTGCGTCAGTGGAAGACCGACGTCGAGCGTCTGTACACGCGCGGCGCTGAACTGATGGGCGTCGAAGCGCGCATCGTCACTCGCGTCTGCCCCGTCTGCCAGCAGAGCGGCACCCCGATCGCCGGTCGCTGCGAGTTCTGCGACTCGATCATCGACGAGAAGTCGCCCGAGTTCGCAGCCGCCCACGGCGAGCAGTGGAACGACGACGACACGATCGGCGAGCCCGACGACAGCGCGCCCACGCAACTGCTGAACATCGCGATCAACATCAGTGACAGCGACGCGATGCAGTGCAACGCGCCCGCTGAAGTTCGTCGTCTGCTGCAGCGCGTGATCGACCGTCTCGACGAGGGCGAGGACAGCGCCGTGCTGTTCGACACGAACGGCGCTCGCGTCGGCAACTTCAGCGTGACGGGAGCCTGAGCCATGATCGACTGGACACAAGGCCGCATCGGCTTCAGCGGGACGATCGCCGTCGAGGGCGAGTACCGCACAGACCAGCGCTGGAACGGCTGGCTGATCCCGCGCATCGACGCGTGGGCGGTCGTCACTGTGCTCGATGCGCTCGGCGACGAAGCGCTGACGTACACGTTCGACGACGACGGGCTGCTCGTCGTCACAGACAACTTCGCTTTGGAGCAAGAGACGTACCGCCCCGACGACGACGGGCTGTACTCGCTCGGCGCGTTCGCGTGGTGCTGGGAGTTGCTGCCGCTGCCCGAGCGTCGCGAGTACGTGATCGGACTGCCCGTCGTCGTCACGATCGAGCACGGCGACTTCGTGACGGTCGACGTCGATCTGAGCGAACTGCCCGTGCGCAAGGTGCTCGCCGAGCAGAGCGAGTACAGCGACGAGCAGATCGCCGCTGACGCTGAACTGCTCAGCGCGTGGGTCGCTGATCATGACGTGCGCAACGCGGGCATCGCGCTCGTCGACGAGCGGGGGTGACGACGTGCCCAAGTTGCCCAGCGGGCGCGTCGCGCTCGTGTCGCGAAACGTGAAGGTCGATCGCGAGCAGTGGGACCGCGCAAAGCAGATCGCTGACGAGTGCGACGAGACGATCAGCGACGTCGTGCGTGCTGCTGTCGACGCGTACATCGCGAAGCACGATCGACTCGAAGCGCGTCTGGCGCTCGCTCGTGAGGCCGTCGACTGATCACACGCACGCACCCATGAGGGCGCGGGAGGGACGATCCTCCCGTCGCCTGCAGCGCGAAGCCGCTGACGCACATACGCGTCAGCGGCTTCGCTGTCTCTGCGTGCGCTCATGTCGCGCTCGTGACTCGCGCAAGAGCAGAGACGTCGAGCAGTCGATGCCAGACGTACGTGCCGCTGTACGTCGGCTCGTCGACAGCGCTCGGGGGTGCGACGACGTACCCGCCGCGCCCTCGGTAGTCGATGTGATCGAGTTCGTCGCTCGCGCTGTTGCCGTGCCCGCTGACGGGCACATAGAAGTGCCGCCCGCCCGGTCGCGGCGTGCTGACGATGCCGAGCGCGTCGCTGAGCCATGTCGGGTGCATCGCGAGCACGTCGAGCATCGCGCGCTCGCCTTGCTCGCCGTCGATGTCGATGACGTCGACGACGATGCCCGTCGCGAGCCCGATGTTCGCGTCGGGTCGCTCGCCCCACCACTGCGCGACTTGCGAGCTGGCGCACGTTGCGTCGTGCAGACCGTGACTGCCCTCGAAGGGCCGCTTGCTGCGCGGCAGCAGCGGGAAGACGTGCAGCCCGTGCTGCGCGTACCACATCGCAGCGTCGCCGAGTGCCGGTGTGGGCGCGCGCTGAAGTTCGTCGAGCATGTCGACCAGATCGCTGAAGACGTCGATCGTCGTGACGTCACCCGCGTCGAGCGCGACGCGCAGCCGCTGCTCGGCGTACAGCAGCGAACGCGGCTTCATCAGTCGCTCAGTTCGCGCAGCACGTACTGCATCAGCAGCGAGCCGACGTGCATCGTGTAGTCGGGTGGGATCGCCTGGAACAGACCCTGCGTCGTCATGTGCCAGTCGATGCCCATCAGTTCGAACTGCTTCGCTCTGCTCGGGACGTAGCCGCCGCGTCGCTCGAAGCGCGCAGCGTCCTTGTCGTGACGAGCACCGTCGTACACGCCTGCCCACTGCGCGCCCGCTGGGTGACGGCACTCGCTCGGCGAGAACAGCACGACGTTCGACTCGAAGAGACGATGACGCTGCAGCAGCAGCAGCGTGTCGTCGTCGTCGTACGTCGACAGACCGAACATCGTGCCGCACAGCACGATCGGGTCGTACAGCGGCGCACGCGGCACGTTCTCGATCACGTACGGCTTGCCCGACGCGATCAGCACGTCACGGATCGCCGCGATCTGGGACGGCGCTGCTCGACGCACTGCGCGCACGCCGTCGCCGTTGCTGCTCTTCGTCGCTGTCAGCCCTTGCGTGTGTCGCTGGCACGGCGGGCTCGCATGGATCACGTCGTACTCGTGCGCGTACTGCTTCGCGTACTCGATCGCGTCGTCAGCGATGAACGTGAACGGGAAGTACCGCCCCGCTGTGCGTCGATGGTCGACGCCCGTGACCGTGAAGCCCGCTCGGGCGTAGCCGACTGCTGCGCCGCCCTCGCCGCAGTACAGATCGAGCAGCCTCATGACGCCGCCTCGGGGATGCTCACCATGCAGTCGCTGCAGACGACGTACGACGCGTCGTCGTTCCCACAGTTCTCGCACGTCCGCTCGTCGGCCTCGCGAAGCACGCGCTGCTCGACGCCCGCGACGTGCCCGTGCTCGAAGCCGAGCCAGAAGATCGACTGCACGACGAGCATTCGCGCGGCGTGCAGATGCCCCGCGTAGTGCCCGCTGCGCGTCTTGCACCACTGGCCCGTGATCGCCTTGCAGTGCTCGCATCGCAACTGGATCGCGAGCTGGCTCAGTTCGTCGTACGGCGGCTCGCGTGGCTCAGCGGGCACGGGCATCCCCGGCAGTGCCTGATCTTCAGTCGGCGTCATCAAGATCGCTCGCCCTTCTGCCGCACTGCGGGCACGTGTGCCCAGCAGGCGGGTCGTCGAGACAGTGCCCGCACGTGATCAGCGGCCCGTCTTCGCTCTCGTCGGATGCGTGCCAGCCGTTCGCGCTGGCGAGTCGACTGCGCGCGCTGTGCACGTCGCCGTCTGTTCGTGGTGTGCCCCAGCCCGTCACGCACGGCTGACCCGGCGCAGCGCCGCACGTCGAGCAGCCGTACGTGTACGCGACGATGCGCCAGCGGGCCTTCGTGTGCCCGCTCATGATCAGAAGGGCGGTTCGTCAGGCTGCTGCTGCTGCATCCACGGGTCGGCCTGCTGCTGTGCAGGCTGCTGCTGTGTCTGCTGCTGCTGCTGCTGTGCGGGCTGCTGCCACGTCTGCGCCCCGTTCGGCTGCCCGAACGCGTTCGCTGCTGTGTACTGCACAGCGAACTGCTTCGCCGGGTTCATGCCCGCCTTCTCGCTCGGCTTCTCGCCCGTGTACGTGATGCGCAGCGTGCCGCCGACTTCGAGGTAACCGGGCGGCGTCTGCTTCAGCGCCTCGACGATCGCGCCGTACAGCGCAGACGGGCGCACGCACCACAGATCACGCGTCTCGCCGTTGACGTCGACGCGAGTGACGACGTTCATCTTCGGGTCGCCGTTGTCCCACGTCTCGACCTTGCCCGTGGCGAAGTCACGCGCCTGCACTTCGCGCGGCGCTTCGAGCACGCGAGCGACGATGAAGCCGCCGACCGGCGCGCCGTTCCATGACACTGCTGGCACCCGCTCGCGCGGTGCGAACGGGTTGTACTCCTGCTGCTGACTCATGCTGTGCCTTCTCTCTCTTCGTTTCGTTCGTCTTCTCGTCGCAACTCCCACTCCCGATGCAGAGCGCGCACGATCCTTCGGGCGATGTGAACTCGAAAGCCGTCATCGCTGTGTGGGTGTATGTGGCTGCCGCATCTGCAATACAGACCGCCCTTGCCGCGCGTCGGATCGGGGACGTGCAGTTCCAACTGGTCGGATACGACGTCGGTCAGCGGCACCCTCACGTCATCGCCGCCTGCAGTGCTGTCTTCCGCTGCGTTGCCAGCTCGGTCAGCGAGTCGTCCCAGACGTCGCGGTTCGTCGCCCACAGATCGGTCAGCGACTTCAGATCGGGCGCTGCCCAGATGCGCTCTGCGAGACGGTGCTGCGTCTCTTGCGCTGCTTCGTCAGCGCCGCTGACGTTCGTGTCGTCGGCGAACAGCGACTGATCGAGTTCGACGGGCGTCATCCAGCCCTTCGCCTTGCGCCAGTCGCGTACTTGCTTCGCGACCTGCACGGCCTGCCAGCCGCGAGCGATGTCGACCCAGAGCAGTTCGCACTTCGCCTTGCCCGCTGGCAGCCAGATCACGATCGCGCGCTTCTGATCGATCGTCGGCGTCTTCAGACGACGACGCTTGCGCGGGTCGTACAACTCGCTGTGCGCGTACACCGCGAGTTGCATCGCGATCTTCAGCGAGGCGTACGCGATCGATCCCGTCTTCACGTCGGCGATGTACGTGACGCCGCCCAGCTCGACGATGCGATCAGGCGTGCCGCCGATCTGCAGCGCGTCGTTCACCATCGGCTGCTCGACGTACAGCGCAGCGAGCGCCTGCGTCGCGCGTCCGTACGCCTCGATGTCTCGCTGCGCCGACGCGGGGATCACGCCGAGCGGTCGCTGCTCGTCGAGCGAACGCGTCATCTCGTGCAGCGCTGTGCCGGTCGTCGCTGCTGCAGACGCCTGAGCGGCTTCTAGCGCCTTCTCGCACAGTTCGTCGCCCTTGTCCTTCGCGTCTTTCGGGACGTCTTCAGTCGGCTGCGTGAGCAGCGGCGCGAGCGACGAGATACCGAGCAGCAGATCGGGTCGCAGCGACATGCCGACAGCGACCATGCGCTGCTGCCACAGCGACAGTTTGTACTTCTCGTCGAGCGCGTCGACGAACGTCGTGCAGCGCGTGTACGACACGACTTTGCTGCTGTCGGGCAGTTGCACGCGCGGGCGCTTCCACCCGTCACGGTCGAAGTCGACGCGCGTGTCGAAGGTGCTCATGACGCACGCTCGATCAGCCGAGCGCACTCACGGCACAGCGCGCGCTCGCCGTCGCCGAACTCTTCGCACTCGCGCCAGCCGACGCGCTCGAAGCAGACGTCGCAGACGTACCACGTGCGACGTGGGTACGGCGGACCAGCACCGGGACTCATGACGCCGCCCCCTGGGTCGTCGTCTGGCGCGCTGCTCGTGACATGCGCGGTATCTGCTGCTCGCGCTCGATGTCGACGACGCTGATGTACGCGCCGGGTGGCTCGCCGACGTCGCACCATGTCTTCGACGTCTGCACGTGCACGACGCACGCGTCGTCGGCGTACGCGCCTGCTGACGTCAGCGCGTCGAGCGTGCCGCGCAGCAACTTGTCGACGTCTGGCTTCTGCACGTGCATCAGCGGCGCGTTGGCCTTCAGCGTGTCGCTGTTGCGCCCCGTGCCGAAGTGCGACTTGGGTCGGCGCAGCGAGAAGACGATCGAGACTTCGACCGAGCCGAGCGGGTGGAAGTCCGTGCGGTTCAGCGCGTCGAACGCCGCGCTGCGCACATCGTTGCGCCAGAACTTCAGACGCTCGCCCGCCGACTCGACCATCGCGCCGTTGCCCATCAGCCGCTTGCTGCCCTGCGGCGCTGGGTCGCCGTGGACCCTGAACGTGATGCGATCAGTCATCGCGTGAACCGCCCTCTCGCGTCGCGCTTCTGCTTCGTCACGGCCTGCTGCAGCACGTCGTGCACTCGCACGAGCGCTGTTGCTCGCGTGATCGCGTACGACTCGGCGATGAACGCGTCGACGTCGAACGGCTCGCGCAGATCGTCGAGCGACCAGCCGTGCTCGACGACGAGCGCGTCATACACAGGCGTCGGCATCAGTCGGCCCCCGTCGTCATCCGGTCGACGAGCGCGCGCAGCAGCGAGTTCAGTTCGAGCTGGTTCGCTTCAGCGGCTTCGACGATGCGAGCCATGTGTCGAGCCACGGTGTCTCGCCCGCTGTGATCGCGCATGAAGTCGATCTGCTTGCGCACGTTGCGCGACTGCTTCGCGATCGCGTTCGCTCGCTGCGCGACACCCGGCAGCGGCTGCTCGACGTCGATCTTCGTGAACGACGACACCCACGCGCCATTGGTCAGCGGGTGGAAGTACCCGAAGTTCCACCCTCGGTCGTGGCACAGATCGCGCGTCAGCGTCAGCACGGCGTCGAACTTCTGCCCGACGCCCATGCCGATCGCTTCAGCGAGCTGCTGCTTCGTGTACGTCTTGTCGCGGCGCTTCGCGTCCATGCCCCACGCGATCAGTCGCTCGGCTCGATCAGCGTTCGAGCGGCGCAGCGTCGGCGCGGTCATGACACGTCCTGGCTCAGCCACTGCTCGATCGCAGCGTCGTCGATGCCGCCGCCTGCTGCAGCGTCGAGCAGATCGAGCGCGTCGCGAATGCTCGTGATCAGCACGTGCAGCCGCAACTGGTCGTCGCTGTCGAGCACGCCGACGTCGCCCGCGCGAAGAGCGTCGACTGCTTCCTTGATGCGCAGCCGCGCCTTCATGACTGCCAGCAGCATGATGCCCTGGTCGAGACGATCGGGCGTGTGACGCGGGCGCTCGCCGCGCTCGGCGTCGGCGCGCTGCTCGAAGAGCAACTGCAGCGCCGTGAACATCTCGCGCTGCTGCTCGTCGGTCATCTCAGCGATGACGGCGACAGCGCCGCGCTTCGCGATGATCAGCGCAGCGTCGACGGGCTTGCTGTCGCGTGGTCGCCCGCCTGAAGCAGTGGCGTCGTACATCGTCGTCCACAGTTCGGCAGCGGGCAGGGCGACCTCCTGACCGGGCTCGATGTCAGCGGCGTGCGCGACGTGCCCTGCGTCTGCAGCCTTCTCCCATGCGTCCAGATGCCGCAGCACTCGCGAGTGCGTCGTGCCGCTCATGACGGCGAACTTCGTCGCGCTCGTCTTTGAAACCGCTCGATCGATCGGTTTCCCGCCGTGCCCAGCGTCGCGCTCAACGCTGCGTGCGACGAGCAGCGCGAGCCGCCAGCCGCCGTGTCGTACGTGCTCGCCGTACTCGCGAGCATCGTCATCGATGATCGTCATGACTTCTGCCTTCTCTCTTCGTTGGGCACTTCGGGGGAATGGCGAACCCGCGCGGCTGGCGTTCAGTCAGAAGCCCTTCGGGGGCAGGGCGACGTCAGTCAGTCGCGCGGGCTCGCCGCGCTACGGCCTGCGCTTGCGTCGTCGCTGGGTTGCCCTGACCAGCGGCGCGTCGACAAGCCGCATCACAGTCGCGATGCGGGTCAGCACCCCGACGTCTTCGATGCGCGGCGGCAGACCCTGCTCGGCCCGCTGTCGCTCGGCGATCTGCACTGCGCGCTCGCGCTGCTCGCTGTTCACGACACGCGCTCGCTGCTCGTGCGCCGTGCCAGCTCGTCGAGCAGCGTGCTCGTGTCGACGTCGCGCAGCGTGCGTCGGGTCACGACGCGCACCTTGATGTCGTCAGCGGTCAGCAGCCCAGCCTCGACGAACGCTTCGAGCACGGGCACGCTGTAGCCGTGAGCGAACCGGGTGACGGTCGTCGGCGTGATCGATCGGTGCTCGTCGTGCAGCCAGCGGCTGATCGTCGTCTGGTCGATGTCGGTCTTGTGCGCGACATCGGTCTGCCGGTCGTCCCCGATGACGCTCTTGACGTACGCCGCCCAACTCATGTCTGGCCCCTGCCGTCGTATTCAGCGCTGTGCATGTTCGTGCTTGACGCGTAGGGGCCACGATGCGCCGCATCAAGTGCGTTGGCAAGGGGTAACTCGCTGTTATGACAAAGCGTCAAGGGCGTGACTTGACGCCACGCGCGCGCGGAACCCCGCATAGTGGTGACGCATCGTCATAGACTCGTGGGGTACATACCGAAGGGAATCGCGCTCGCAAGGAGCGCGAGCTGGCGATGAAGAGATAGGGAACCGATGACCCAACGCACATGGCTCGACTACGTGCTCGCTGTGATTCCAGAGGGCACGCGACAAGTCGACATCGCTCGGGCGAGTGGCATCGATCAGACAACAGTCAGTCGCTGGATGAACGGCGAGAGTCGTTCGATCACTCCCGCGTCAGTTGCGAAGTTCGCTCGCGCATACGACCGACCCGTACTCGAAGCGTTCGTCGAAGCAGGCTTCCTCAGCGAGAAGGAAGCAGGCATTCGCGTGCGTGCTGCGCCGAATCTGGCGAAGATCAGCAGCGATGCACTGATGCGCGAACTCGCACGACGACTTGATCAGTCAGACGACGCTGCTGCAGTCGGCTGAGCGTTCAGTCAATGACGAGACGCGTGACGATGCGCCTTGCCAACTCGCGCGAGCAGGGGTAAGGATGATGATCGTGCGCGACCCCACCCCCGGCTGATCGCGCCGACTCGGGAGGGAGTCGTCACATGGAGAAGGCCCGCACGATCGCGCTCTGGGCGCTCGCGACGCTGCTGATCGTCGTGAGCGTGAGAGACGACGACACGCCGATCGCGGGCGCTGCTCTGCTCGTCGGGCTCGCTGGGCTGACGAGCGCGATCTGCTGGCGACTCGACGTGTACGTGCATCTGCTCGTGCGCGTGCTCGCGCTGTACAGCCACGACAAGCCGATCGACGACGAACTCGGGGAAAGCGCCACGCATCTTCTCAGCGGCGACTAGCGTCGCCGAAGGGGGGAACAGCAGAAGCGCCCGCACTCTCTGCGAAGAGGGTGCGGGCGCTTCGTTGTGACGTGCTGCGCGAGTCGTCAGGCGCGCCAGACTACCTCGACGCGCTCGGGGTTGAACACACGCCCGCCGTTCGCTGCAGGCGACACGAGGATCGTCTGTACCGCGCTGTCGATGACTGCCCGCTGCTGGGAGAGCGTCATCGCTTCCCAGCGCGCCTCGATCGATCCCTCGCCTGTCAGCAGCGCACGCATCGCGTCGTCGCGCACAGCAGACTCGATCAGCGCCTTCGTCTCGTCGCGACGCTGCTTCACGACGTCGCGCGACTCGCGCCACTCGTCGAGTTCGAGCAGCCCGCTCTCGCGCTCGCGCACGAGTTCGAGCAGACGCTGCTCGTCGCGCTGCAGCGACTGCACGAGTTTCGCGCTGACGCCCGTGCGCTTGTGCAGCAGACGCTGGTACTTCGGCGTGTCGATCATCGCGAGCACTTGCGTCGTCACGAGTTCGTCGACGTGCTTCGCGGTGATGATCTTCTTGCACTTCTCAGCACCCGGCACTTGCTCGCACGAGTAGCGCGCATAGCCGCCCGCGTGACTCGACACCATGCGGCGCTTGCACGTCGAGCAGTGCAGGAACCCCGGCAGCAGATGCACGCGCGCCGTGCTGTTCGTGTTCAGTCGACGCGACGTCGCTGTCAGCAGCGTGCGCAGACGATCGCTGTCAGCGACCTTCACGATGGGCTTCCACGCTGCTTTGCCGACGATCGGCGGGAGCAGCGGGCGCTGCTCGCCCTCGACTGCTTGCCAGTGCGAACGACGACCGCTCGTGCGCGCGCTGATCAGCACGAGCCTCAGTCGCTGCTGCGTGAGCGGGTGCCCGCTCGGGCTCTTCACCCCGCGCGCTGCGAAGTCGCGCACGATGCTGCTCAGCGTCTCCCCCGCGAGCACGCGCTTCGCTGCTTCCCTGATCAGTTCGGCCTCGACGGCGTGATGGGTGACGCGATCGTCTTCGAACCCGAACGGGCGATGCGACCCACCCCCGTTGACGTGCCCCATCTTCGCCTTCTGCTCGCGCTCGCTCAGTTGACGCTTGCGACGAAACTCCAACTCGGCGCGAGCGACGGCGGCGAGGATGCGGGCGACCATGCGCCCCGTCTCGGTCGACAGATCGAGTTCGCCGTCGACGGTCGCGATGTTCACGCCCGTCTTCTCGTGCAGTTCGATGATGTCTTCGAGTTGACGCATCGAGCGCGTCAGCCGATCGAACGACCACGCGACGATGACAGTGACCCGACCCGAGCGCACGTCGTCGAACATCGCGTCGTACGCGGGACGCTTCTGCTTGCCCGCTGCGCTCGTGTCGTTGTCCTGGTAGATCGCGACTTCGGTCCACCCCTTCGCCGCGATCAGCGAGCGACAGCGCGACAGTTGCCGCTTCACCCCGAGTTCGTCGCCAGCTCGGTCGCTGCTGATGCGCAGATAGATCGCGACACGACTCTTCGCTGTCGTCTTCGCGTTCGTGATCCTCACGTGCTGCTGCTTCTCTGCTGCTGCTGTGCTCACTGCTTGCTCCCTATCTCGGTGTGCGGGTCGTCTCTCGACTGACTCGATCGACGTCCCATGCTGACGCTGACTCTCAGCGTCTTGCACTTGTATGCGTTCAGCGTACCCCGGCCCTCACGAGGGTCACGAAACCCCATACAAACGAGCGTGTCGCACGCTCAGCCGCGTGCTTCCCCGTCGACTTCGTGCCCGCCCAAGTTCTCGTCGCAGTCTGACGTGCCGTCAGCGTCGACCCACCAGCCGTTGCGATCGATCGAGACGTCGAGCCCGCAGTGATCGCACGTCGGCTGATCGGGCTCGAAGATCGTGCTCACGACACGCGCACTTCAGTCGCGCTGACGATCGTCAGTCGCGACGCATCCCCGTCAGCGAGCCTCAGAGCCGTTCTGAGCACGTCGGGGTGCACGACGACATGATGTGTCGTGCGAGCACGTGGGCGCGTCTCAGATCGTCTCTCTGCGCGTCTGGCGTACGTCTGCGCGTGCTGCTCTGCATCGATGACGCTCTGCTCGTGCAGTGACACCCGAGATTCGATGGGGCTCATGCTCGCGAGCATACGACAGCGCGACGTCGAAACGGGTCGATTGGGTGAGTCGCCTTCCCTTGTGATGCGTGCTTGCATACTCTCAGCGGTGAGTCAAGCAGTGATCACCCCCCATCGAATCTCTCGGGAAGGGAGAAACGAATGCCCAGACGAAAGCGGCGACTCGTCGCCGACGAGGCCGAGCCGTCAGAAGTCGAACAGTGGGCACACACGCTGAAGCAGTCATGGCTGCTGTGTCGCGAGCTGGGGCACAACTGGCGTCCACACACGGCGCGATTCGTGCCCGAGCAGCGCGCGTACGAACGCTCGCTGCGATGCACACGCTGCACGTGCGAGCGTCGTCAGTTGCTCGACGGCAGCGGGCACATCGTGTCGTCGCAGTACGTTCACCCCGAGGGATATCTGCACAAGGGACTCGGGCGCATCATCGGCGAAGGGCGCGACGCTCTCCGTCTCGAATCACTTCATCGATTCATCGAGCAGACGTCGAGCAAGTCGGCGTGAGATAGGAGCGGCACATCATGGCAAGAGCGATCGTCACGTACTGCGATCTGTGTCTGAAGGAAGACGTCTACACAGAAGCAGCACCCACCCCGCAGATCAGCATCGGGCGCGGCAAGCCGAAGACGCTTGACGTGTGCGAGCAGCATCGCAAAGAGCACGTCGACCCGTTCGTCGAGTTGATGTCGACGCTCGGGCAGTTCGTCGAGGGCGCGCGCCCACCGATCGAGCACCCGTCAGCAGCCGGGAACGGCGTCGCTATCGTCGAGCCCGCGAACTCGCGGCTGCGCACGGAGACGTGCGTGCTGTGCGGCGAGACGTATCAGAAGGCGTCTGGGCTTGGGCACTATCGCGGGCGACACCCAGACAAGAATCGCGCTCGCGTGCTCTTGGAGCACGGGCTGATCGAGCGCATCTGGGAGTGCGAGCAGAAGGGCTGCGACGAAGCGTTCGACAGCGAGCAGGGTCGTCGGATGCACACGACGCGAGCGCACGTCGAGCAGCAGCGCTAGACACGACGAAGCCGCCCGCACCCAGAGCAGGGGTGCGGGCGGCTTTTTCGTTGGAGCACCGCCCCGCCTCGAAGAGAGTCAAGAGACGGGGCGGCGGCTCAGTCAGCGACGCTGTACACGACCTCGATCGCGAAGTGATCAGTGAACAGTTGCAGTCTGCTGTCGTCGAGTGACTGCGCGCTCTTCGCGCTGACGCGCTTGTCGGCGTTGTACGACGCGCTGACGTCGATCGTCGAGCCGTGTCGCACGTCCCGCCCGTGCGTCGCTGGGTACTTGTGCAGTTCGTCCCAGCAGGTCGTGAACGGCCCGCCCGAGAAGGGGTCGCGCTTCTCGTCGTCCATGTTCACGTCGGCGTTGAACAGCACGAGCGCGCTGCCCTTGCCCTTCGCTTTGCCCCACTGCGCGATGCCGTTGATCAGCGGTTGGTTCGTCGTCTTCGACGCTTCGATCGAGCGCTGCGTCAGATAGTGCGCTGACCCGATCGTGATCGCGCCGACGATGCCCTTCACTTCTGCCGTCTGCCACGTGATCCCACGCGGCGAGTGTGCGCCGTGCGCTGCGTCGATGCCCGTCGTGCCGTCGATGAACGGGCCTTCGTACCCCTTGCCGACGACCTTCGCCAGCGCTGTGTTCGTCGCTGTCCAGTCGCCCCACTTGTGCGCGTTGATGCTGTAGCCCGTGCGCTTCGCGTTCGCTGTCAGCGCGTCGCGCAGATCGGGCTGATGGGCACCCGCTTCCGTGCCCGTGACGAAGAGCGCGCCGCGCTGCTTCGCATAGTCGAAGATCGCCTTGGCGTCGTGCGCGTGCTGGCTCTTCGTATCGCTGAACTGCATCGAGCAGTGGATCACTCTCAGATCGGTCATCTTGGGCTTCACCTTCGCTGTGTAGTCGATGCTCGTCTTCGGGTCGCGCACGATGTCGCACGACCACGGGCCGGTCGACGTCGCGTGTCGCTCGAAGTGCAGATGCGGGCCGGTCGCGTTGCCCTCGCTCCCGACTTCGCCGATCTTCTGACCCGCTCGCACGGTCGCGCCGTCGTTCACGCTGCGAGTGCGCATGTGCGCGTAGAAGTCGCGCGTGCCGCCGACGACGACGACTTCGAGCTGATGGGCACCGAACGCGCTCCCGTGGTTCGTGTACACCGCTTTGCCGGGTCGCGCAGCGACGACTGCTGTGCCTACTGGCGCGGGGTAGTCGACGCCCGTGTGGATGCCCCAGCCGCGCGAGTCTTTGCGACATGACCAGTACGCGCCGCGTTGCCCGTACGGGGTGCCCTGCTGCTTGCCGGGGACGGGACTAGTCATCTGTCGTCTCGCTCTCGCTCTTGTCTGCGCTGGGTGCTCGCAACTTCACGTATGCGAGCCCGATCGTGCCGATCGTCGTGATCAGCAGCACGAGCACTTGCGTCAGATTGTCGTTCACAGCGGCCCCCCTTCTCTGGGCGTGTCGCGCACGATGAACGCGGCGTACGCGCCGAGCGAGCCAGCGAGCAGCAGCAGCGTGATGCGCACTTGCACGTAGTTGGGGTCCGTCGAGTCGATCAAGTACAGGCAGAGCGAGAACATGCCCGCCCAGCCGGTCACGAGATACGCGAACTCTTCACCCGGCACTCGGATGCGCGGCGACATCTGCGCGACGAGCCCGATCGCAGCGACGATCGACAGCACGATGACGACCCACTCGGCCCAATCGACGTCACTCGTCGGGAACGCCGCGAGCGTGAAGAGGCCAGCGCAGTACAGCAGCAGCGCGCCCGAGACGACTGCGCGCGGCGTCATGGCGTGGCAGCGATGATCGCCTGCACCGCTGACAGGATCATCGCGTCGGTGATGACAGACGGACGAACGCCCGTGTCTGGGTTCTGATCGAGCGTCAGCGCGGCCTCTGCTGACTCCCATGCTGCCGCCCACCCCGGCTCAGCAGCGAGCACCCAGATATTGCGATCGACCCAGCCGGTCGGGTCGCTCTGCCCCTGCTCTGCTGCTGCAGCAGCGGCGCGGTTCTTCAGCGATGCCGAGCTGGCGATCTGATCGATCGTGCTGTACGTCATGCGCTGTCTCCCTTCACGTGCGGATGATGTAGTTGAGCCCGCTGTACGCGTGCACAGTTCCCGTGACGATCCCCGAAGCGGTCGCCGTGTGCCCGGTGATGTTGTGCGTGTGACTGCCCTGCACCGAGCCGTCGAGAGTCGACACGCGGTTCTGCGTCGAGCCGCCCGCGCCCGTCGTGTTCCCGACGTGGCTCACGTTCGAGTTGCTCAGCGTGCCGTCTGGCGACTGCGCGTTGTGCCAGTGGTTGTGCGACCAGCGATCGCTGCGCGTCGAGTCATCGGGGGGCGGGTTGCCCGCGATCGCGTTGCCCGACTGCACGCCGCCCTCGGTCTGCCCGAGCGAGGCCGCGAGGCCGACACCGAGCGGCAGTCGCGAGCGCATGTCGGGCAAGTTGAACGTCGTGCCGACTGGCGAGTTCGAGCCGAGTCCGAACATCGTGCCGATCGCAGCGAACAGCGTCGGGTACGCCGTGCGCACGAGCGACGAGCCGTCGCACAGCAGCCAGCCCACGGGCGCAGCAGCACCCGCGTACATGCGCACTTCGCCGGGGATGCCGACGAGCCCGTGACCCGATGCGTCGATCATCGTGTTACCCGCGCCGTCAGTGATCTTCGCGGGGTTCCCTGCTGGGAAGTTGTTCACTGCGCCCGTCTGCCCGAACACGCCGCCAACGGGCGCGACGCCCGTCGCGTCTGCTGACATGACAGTGCTCGTCGAGGCAGTCGGCGACCCAATCCCCGCTTGCAACTTCAGCGAGCTGGCAGTCGGCACTGCGCCGCTCGTGCGAGCGAAGTACACGCGCCACACGTCAGGGTCGTCCGTGCCGCCCGCGTCTTGGGTGGGCGGCACCGTGATGCTCAGTTTCGCGCGTCGCACGTTCGCGCTGTCGAGACTCGCGAACGTCCCGACCGGCGTCTCGTGGTTGCCGCCCGTCGCGTCGCTGTCGTACGCCGATGTGCCGATCCAGATCGTCGACGGCTCAGTCGGCCACGTCCATGTCGTGTACTTCGTCAGCAGCCCGGTCGCGTCGACTGACCAGAAGTTCGAGCCGTCCCAATGCATCCCCTTGCCCGCGCCGTTCTGGGTCCACTCTTGGAAGGTGCTCGCGCCGTTCTGCCATGTCGTCGCGGTGCTGACGTACACGTGCAGTTGCGTGTCGTTCGTGACCACGTAGCGCGCAGTGCCGAAGTCGGCTGCGCCGTAGAAGCAACTCGTGAGCGAGTGCGTGCGGCCCATCCCTGACGGGAGCGTCGTGATCGAGTCACTGACACAGTTCTGCGCGTTGCCGCCGACGTACGCGACCGTGTGCAGGCGTCGAACCTGCATCGTCTTCGGCGAGTTGCCGGTCGGGCTCTGGCACAGCATCAGACTCTGCGCGCTCTCGTCGAACGACAGAAACGGCGTCTGCCCGGTGTTGATGATCCACGAGTTCGGCACGATGCCGTATCGCCCGCCCCCGACGATCGTGTCCCAGAGATACCACGTGCCGTTGAAGTTGAAGAGCCAGCCGCCGCGACAGCCCGTCGTCTGCAGATACGAACCGACCCAATCGACGACCGCCGTGCTGCCGCTCTGCGGCGCGATCGAGCCGTCAGGGTTGAAGCGCCAGAGTCTGAAGCCGTTCGAGCGCTGCTGGAAGACCTGCCAGACGCTGAACGCCTGATCCCACACGAGCGACACGATCTGCGTCGGGTCGAGCGCGATGCTTCCGAAACTGCCCGAGCCGCCGTCGATCTTCGTGTGCGTGTCGAGCTGCACCGTGTCGTACGACGTCGCGATGTTCGGCGGCGACGTCGGCGCTGTCACCCCGCTCGCGAGCAAGATCGACGCGCTCGCGCTGACAGCGTTGTTCACGCCGTTCAGCGTCAGATGATCGTCGACGTCAGCCGACAGCATGTGCATGTGCGCTTCGATGTACGCGTCGTCGCTCGGGTCAGTCGGGAAGTTGAGTACCTGATGCCCGTCTTGCGCGTAGCCCTTCAGCCCGTCTGGGCCGAGGTCGATGCGCGCGCCGACGATGTTGCCGTTGTCGTCGACGTTGCCCGTGCTGATCGTCGACGCGAGCACGACGTCAGTCGCGAGCAGATCGCCCGTGATCGTGCCGCCCTGAATGTGATCGCCCGTGATCGACTCTGCAGCGATGTCTGGGCTGTTGATGCGCACGAGTTGCCCAGACGCCTCAGCAGACGCTGGGCCTGCCCCGTCAAGATCGCGTGCGATCACGCGTACGAAGTACGTCGTGTCGTACTGCAGCGTCTGATCGGGTGGGGTGCCGTAGCCCGTGCCGAGCAGGCGCAGCGTGTGACTGCTGCCCGCTGTCGAGACGACGAGCGTCGACGCGCTGGGCGTGAACCCACTGACCGGCCACACGTGCAGGTCGTACGTCACGGGATCGTGGTTCGCGATCGGCGTCCAGCGGATCATCAGCGCGCCGATGCCGCCCGTGACGACGACGTTCGTCGGCGCGTTCGTGGGCACGAGCCCGTCGCTGGGCGGGATCGTCGGCGTGGGCAGCGTGCTCGGGTTGATGAACGTGCCGTCGCGCAGCGGCGTGCGACCCGGCACGCTGACGATCGACTCCAAGTCGTCTGCCAGCTCGACGAGCACGGGCGAGTCGTAGTCGCCCTCGGGCCACAGATCGCGCTCGGCGTACGCGATCGGCACTTCGAGTTCGTCGCCGTCGCCGAGCGAGACGAACGCGACGTAATCGATCGCGACGACACCGCCCGCGATCACGTTGACCCAATCGCCTGCAGTCGCTGCTGCTGTCGTCGACTGCGACAGCGTGATGACGGCGGCGTCCATGTCCACTGTGTCGTAGTCGTACTGCACGCCGTTGATCGCGAGCGTGCCGCCGAACTCGTCGAAGTCGACGGGGTTCGTGACGGTGATCGTCAGCGCACCGACGCCCGCGTCAGCAGCAAGATCAGCGCCCTGCGGCATCCACGAGACAGCGTGAACTTCGCCCCGCTCAGCCATGATGGTGATGACTCTTCTGCCACGTCTTCAGCGCAGCGTGGTACGTCTTGCGCTCTTGCTTCGTCGCTGCGTGATGCGTCGTGTGCCCGCTCGTGCGCAGCCCACGGCCCTCGCTGACGCGTCGCGTCTGACCGATGCTCATGTCGCCGCTGATGCCGAGCGGGATCGAGCCCTCGATGAAGCGCACGACGACGCGCCCGACTGGCGTCTGCACGTTGATCAGATCGCCGACGTCCAGATGAAAGACGGGCACCATGTCGAGCGTGACGCCCACCGTCAGCGGCAGATCGTGCTGCAGCGTCGTCGTCGCGAGAGCGCGCGCCTGCGACAGCGACTTGTACGTGCTGCCGTCGATGATCGTCGGCAGATAGCGCGACACGCCGTTGCGCCCGAGTCTGCTCGGCGACAGCGGGTGCGTCGGCGCAGCGACGGCGACAGCGCTGATCGTGGTGGGCGGCGTTTCGAGCTGAGGCTTCGCACCCGGCTTCGCCTTCTTCGCTCGGGGCGGCGCGAGTTTCCCCGTGACGCGCACCATGTTGCTGATGCTCGACGCGTCGAAGTCAGTCTGCGGCGACGTCGTGACAGCAGTGCCGCTGACTGACAGCGCGGCGACCTTCTGCGGCAGTGGGCGCAGCGTCAGATACCCGTCGCACGAGTACAGCAACTGATGATTGATCTGCGCTGCGATGCGCTGCGCGACCACCCACGGCGCGGCGTCGCTCGTCCAGCCGACATTGAACGTCTTGTGCAGGTTGCGCTTCAGCCCGTTCGGCAGTCGAAACTTGTTCTCGCCCGCGCCGTCTTGCATGACGTGCCTGATCGCAGCGACAGCATCCATGCCCTTCTTGCACTTCAGCGGCGACGTGCCCGTGATCGCGAGAGACGCCTTGTCTTGGCACTCGACGTCGATCGTGTCGCCGTCTCTGCTGACCTTCGTGACGGGGCCGACGAACGGCGTCGCGACGATGCGACCCAGCCCCGGCACGTTCACGGTGTGCTGCACGCGGATCATGCGATCGGCGAACGTCGCGCTCTCCCACGGCGTATCGGGATCGATGTGCATCGAGCGGTCGGGATCGTAGAAGGTGAACGTCGCTGTCCGCTCGACGGGCTGCCCGCTCGCAAGGTTCACTTGCCCGTCGATGAACTGATCAGTCACTGATCTGATCGCCGTGTGGTCGAGTTTCATGATGTCGACGCTGATCGCGAAGTCATGACTGCGCGTCGTGATGAACGCGGCGTACGTCGCTTCGTCAGCGGGCTTCAGCCCGAGCGGCTGGGTCACGGCGACCAGGGCGGCGTGCCCTGCTCCCACCACGTGAACGACACGAGCGAGTGCCGACTTGCATCGTTGCTGTCGGGCGTCGGGTGCACGAGCAGATCGCCGATGCGCACGAGCAGATTCCGGTCGCCGAGCACCAGTCGCAGATCGCGGTCGTTGCCCTTCATGTCGTACAGCACTGCGATCTGCGCGTCAGCAGTGAGCGAGCCGACGTCGACGAGTTCGCCCGTGACCGAGCCCGACAGCGGCGGACGGTACGACACGCGACGCACGGGCGGGCCAGCGAGCGGCTGATGAATCACTGCCAGCTCGGTCGCGTCGAAGTCGCCCGTGTCTTGACCCCAGATGACGGCGCGCGCTGTCGGGTTCGCTGGATCGACGAGCCAGATGCCGCGCACAGTCGGCGTCACGGTCTGCTTGGGCACTGCGCCCGTCGTCAGCCCGCGCCCGGTGCCGTTGATGAACGGCACAGCGAAGTACGTGTGCGCCTTGTTCGGGTCGGCTGTCCAGTCTTGGTACGACAGCGGGCTCGTCAGCGCTGTCGCGATGCTCGCTGGCCCAGCGCCGTCGTCGCGCCAGACTTGCCACGAGTCGGGCGCTGTGCCGCGTGTCGCTGTGATCGTCACGAGCGGCAGCCCGGTGTTGTCCTTCGTCGCTGTCATCGTCGTCGCTGCTGCGACAGTGCCGACGCCCTGCACGGTGAACGTCAGCAGCGCGTTCGCGTACACGGGGTCGCCCTGCGTCGCGACGCGATCGATGTTGTCCCAGATGCGCACTTCGACCGTCGCTTGCTGGCCGTCTGTCGCGACCGTCTTCGGCGGCGTCCACGTCGTGTCGGTGCCCACGATCTGCCCGCTGTCTGCGACCGTCTGCCCCTTGCTGTTCGTGATGATGACGCGCCACGAGACTTGTGTGCCCGTCGTCGACCAGACCACGGGCGGCGTCGTGTCGTCGCTCGTCGCACCCGGCGACGTGATCGTCACGGTCGGCTTCGCGACGCGGCGCATCTGCGCCCACGCGCTGAACCCCGAGTACCCGAGCGACGACTTCACACGAGCACGCCAGTACAGCGATGCGCCGCCCGCTGTCAGACCCGCCCATGCTGTCGTCGATGTGTCAACGAAGCCGCTCGTCGAGTTGATGTCGCCGCTGTCGAAGTCGTACGGCGTGTTCATGTCGGCGTCGATCTGCACGTTCACTTGCGTCGTGTCGGGCGGTGCCTGGAACGTCAGCACTGGCTTCGCGAGCGACGTCGCCTGATTGCCGCTCGGGGTCAGCCCGATGGGCGGGTCACCCGGCACGAGGTACGTGATCGTCAGCGTCGGCTGATTGATGCTCGCTGAACTGCCGAAGTACGACAGCGCTGTGCTCGACGTCGTGCTGAGCCGCCAGCCGTAGTTCGAGACTTGCGCAGCGATGAACGCCTGCACGTCGACCGTGACGTCGAACGCCCACAGCGTCAGATCAGCAGCGCTCGTCTTCGCGGGCGGCGTGACAGCAGTGCCGCCGACGTTCCCTCTGTTCGTCCACGTCGCCTTGCTGACCGTCCATGCTGTCGACTGCCGCTGCACTGTCAGCGTGACTGACCCGCTCTGCGCGCCGTGCTGGGTGAACGTCAGGATCGCGCTCGTGATCGTCGCGCCTGCAGGTATGTCGCTGGGCATCCCGCAGCGCACGAGCGCCGAGCTGGCAGCGCTCTGCAGCGGCAAGTACGACGACGCGCCGTACACGTAGCCCGCTTTCGCGCTGCGAATCGAGACAGCAGTGCACGTCAGCGTCGAGACGGCCATGATGCGCGCCTCCCCTCGGCGGCGAGGTTCCCAGCCGTCGAGACGCGACCATCAGCACGAGCGTCGACGTAGGCGTTGAACTCCCAGCCGTCGACGACGAGTCGCAGCCGGTTCGCGCCGCCTGCTGCTGCTGCTCGACCGAGCAGCCCGCTCAGCATCGAGTCGGGCAGCACTGTCTCGGGCTCGCGCCCTTCGCCGATCATCGCGAGCGTGCCGCTCGTCGCACGTGCGCCGCGCGCCAGATGGGGAATGTGCCCAGCGTTGATGTGCACATCGGGACCGGGCAGGCTGATCGTGAAGTCCAGAGCGCCGTTGATCTTGTCGATCGCGCTGTTCACGAGCGACTTCAGCGCATCCCACACGTTGCCCGCGATGTTGCTGACGACGCCGGGTGCGTTCTGCAGCCCGTTGACGAACGCCTGGATCACTGCACGACCAGCAGCAGCAAGCAGCCCACCGAGCGCGCGTATCTTCCCCGGCAGTGCACGCACGGCGTTGACCACGTTCGCGATGCCCTGCTGCACCCACTGCGACGCACGCGCCCATGCGGCTCTGAACACTTGCCCGAGCAGCGGCGCAAGAGCAGCGAGCGCCTTCGCGAGCAGTTTCGGCAGCGCCAGGAACATGCGCACCCACGTACGGAAGTACCACTTGATCAGCGCCCAGATGCCCTTCAGCGCGGCTGTGAAGATCAGTTTGATCGCCTTCCAGCCGATCTTCAGAAGCGTTCTGATGTACAGCATCGCCTGCCTGATCAGCGTCTTGATGATCGTCCAGACGCCCGACAGAACTTCCTTCACGCCTTGCCACGCACGCGACCAGTCGCCCGTCAGCAGACCCATCACGATGTCGAGCACGCCGTGGATGATCTTCAGCGCTGCTTCGATGATCGTGATGATGTTCTTGAACGTGCCGACGACGTACGTCATCAGCGTCGAGCCGAAGTGCGCCCACAGAAACTCGATGATCTTCACGACGACGCGTACGACGCCCAAGATGTCCTGCAGCGACCCGATGATGTCGTCGCGCGTGCTCTGCGTCTGCTTGCCGCTCTGCTGGAACTGGTCGATGAACTGCTTCACCCAGCCGATGACTTTCTTCAGCACGGGGCCGACGTAGCGCCCGAACGCGCTCGCCCAATCGAGGATGACGGGCAGTGCTTCGGCGAAGGCCGTCATGATCTTGTCGACGAGCGGGAGCAGCACAGCGCCCATCTGCTCTTCGAAGCCGTGCCATGCGACCTTCGCGTGATCAGCGGGGGTCGCCATAGCAGCAGCAGCGCCGCCGAACTCGCCCTTGACTTCCTTCAGGATGATCTTCTGCGCGGCCATTGTCTTGCCGCTGTTTTCGAGCGCGGTGATCTGGCTCTTCTGCTGCGCAGTGAACGACACCCCGACACGCGACAGCGCCGTCATGCCCTTGATCGGGTCGTTCAGCGCCTTGCCGAGCTGGATCGCGCTGCTCTTCGTCGACTGACCCATCGCCGTGCTCATGTCGGTCATGAGTTGGGTCGTCTGATCGAAGATGTCGTTGCCCTTGCCCGCTGTGTTCTGGATGTTCTTGAACGTCAGCAGCAGGTTCGCGCCGCTCTGGATGTCCAGATGATCGACAGCGGTTTTCTTCTCGATCGAGTCTGCGAGGTCTTTCACGCCCGACGCGCTGATGTGCGCGGCGTTGCCCATCGACTTGATGACGCTCGTCGTGCGTGCGTTGACCTTCTGCACTTGCTCAGCGCCAGCGATGCTGCTCTTCAGCACGTCGGTCACCGTGGCGACTGTCGCGAACGCCGCAACGGGAGCAGCGAGCGAGCCGATGCCGCTGAATATCTTGCCGAAGCCCGACTTGAGTCTGCTGCCCGCTGTCTTCGTGACGCCCGTGCTGTACTGCTCGCCCGTCTTCGCGCCAGCAGCGCCGAGTTCGCCGCCGAGTTCGCTCTGCATCTTCGACGCGAAGCCCTTCGCGGACGGGAGCAGCGTCACATAGGCAGTACCGACTTCAGTCGCCACTGTCGCTCCCCTCTTCGAAGTCCTTCATGAACTCGCCCAGCTCGGTCGGTCGCACGAGCGGCACGACACGCGACGACGTGTCGAGTTCAGGCAGCACGCTCTCGGGCGGGTCGCGCTGTGCGCCCTTCTCGCTGTGCACGGCTTCGTACTCGAAGCGCAGCAGCGCGAGTTCGTCGACGATGCGACCGAGCAGCAGACGCTCGACTGACCAGATCGTCAGCGCGTCGTCGACGTCACCCACTTCGCGCGCTGTCGCGCACTCGGGCGGCAGATGATCGATCAGCACGTGCAGACGTCGCAGCGTCAGCGTGCCCCGGTACAGGTCGGTCAGATCGACGCCGTACTCGCGCTGCAGATCGGCTTCGAGCACGTCACCGTGATCGCGTATGAACTGCAGCAGCGCTAAGGGTTTGCGCCGTCGAACGCCTCCCCCATCGTGTCGAAGAATCCGTGCAGATCGTCGATCTTGCGCCCCTTGAACAGTCGCGCTGCTTGCTCGTGCCCGAGCAGCAGGCGACACGCCAGCACCAACTCTTCGTCTTCAAGCGCAGCAAGAAACTCCAACCCGGTCGCGTCAGTCGGCACGAACGTCCACGTCTCGCCGTCATAGTCGAACTCGATCGGGTCGTCGCCGACGTCAGCACGACGTGCTGACGCCTTCGCTCGCTCTGCTGACGACTTGCGCTTGTGATCGTTCGTCGTCGGGCGCTTCGTGGGCTTCGAGCTGGCTGTCGCCGTCATCAGTTCGCCGGGTCGTACGCCGGGTCGTTGACGAGCCAGTGCACGAGCACGCTGCCCGTGTCAGGCGGCAGCACGCCGAGCGTCACGGGGTAGAAGGTCGCGGCACGAGTGATCACGACGTCGCCGACTTCGCTGATCGTGATCTTGTCGCAGCACAGTCGCGTGACGAGTGCGCCGTCAGACCATTCGAGCACCATCGCGAAAAACAGATCGACGGGCGACGTCGGCATCGTCGCGCTGAACGCGGGCGTCGTGCCCGCGAAGTCGCTGCCGCCGAGCCACAACTTCAGGACTTGATCGTTGCTCTGCAGGAAGTTCATCTGCACAGTCATCTCTTGCGACGTCGTGACGTAGCGCACGGGCGCGATCGACTGCCACGCCTGCACGGGGTCGCGGTTCACGCTCTTCGAGAGCGTCACGCCGTCGCTCGTCGTGTAGCCATAGCCCTTCCACGCGGCGGGCAGTGCTGTCGACGTGTCAACGGGCAGTGCTGTGCCAACGGGAGCAAGCGACAGTTCGCCAGCACCGGCGACCCGTACTTCGCTCGACTTCAGCGTCATGTCGTTTCCCTTCGTTGCGGGGTCGCCCGTCGAGTCGTTCGACGGGAGTCAGTGAGCAGGGATCAGCGCGCAGGCGTCGCGAGGTTGACGCCTGCCGCGCTCCCAGAGCGGGAGCGAGCAGTCATGCAGGGCGGATGATCAGCGAGACGCTGAACATGCACACGACGTTCGTCGCGTCGACGGGATCGGGCATCTGTCGCGGCCCGAGCATCGTCGAGTCGTACATGATGACGCCGCCTGCTGCTTCGTCGCCCGCTGCTGCGCGGAGCAGCGTCCAGAGTTGCAGCGCGAGACTCATGCGCTGCTTGTCGTCGACGTGCCACACGATCACGTCGAGAATCGGCTTGTCGTGGTTCAGCGACTCTTCTGCGCCGCCGATACGGCGCACGCGCACGAACGGCTGATCGGGCAGACCGCCCCCGCGCACGTCGATGCCGACGCCGAGCGCGTCGAGCAGAGCAGAGCGCAAGTACGCGATCACGACGAGTTCAGCGTCGACGGGAAGCGTCACGTCGATCATGTGTCGTCACCCTCTTGTGCGTCGGCGATGCGTTCGAGCGCGTCGACCACGCGATCGAGCCGTTCGAGCACGAGGTTCGCCAGCTCGGTCATCCAGTCGCCCATCGGGCGCGTCACTTCGCTGCGTCGAGCGAGCCGCCGAGCAGTCTGTACTGCGACTCGACAGCGACGCCCGCCCAATGGTCGGCAGTCACGACGACGCGTGCTCGCTTCGCTGACGAGACGTCGGTGACCGTGATCGGCAAGTCTGCGCGCTCGTCGGGCCAGCCGACTTGCGGCGCGTGCTCGCGCGCTGCTGCGCCGACGCGCTCGCCGCGTTCCATCAGATCGGCTCGCACGCCCTCGCTGCCGAGCAGTTCACGGATGCCGATGCTGTTCAGCACGATGCGCACGCTGCTGATCGGCATGATCAGCCGCCGTACTGCTCGATCAGATCGCTCTTCGTCAGCGTCGCAGCGTGCTCGGGGTCGGCCCCCTCAGACACTGCGAAGTCGACCCACTCTTGCTTGCTCGCGCGGGGCGGCGGCGTGCGATCGCTCTGCGGCGAGTGCAGTTCATACCCCTGTGTCGCGGCGAAGTCTTCGTCGAGCATCAGCGGGTGATCGACGTTCGGGACGTCATACAACTTCATCGCGACTCCTGACGAGATTGATCACTTGATGGGAAAGCGAGTCGAACGACCAGCGCATCGGGTCGCCGTCGACGTCGTACGTCGCGCCGTCATAGATGACGCGATCAGTCGCGCGCACATCGCCGTCGATGGGCACGTACGCGATCCAGCGTGTCTGCACGCTGTCGCGATCGATCATGTTCTCGGGCGCTTGCACGGGCTGCACGCTGCAGCCGCTGATGTCGAACATCGCAGGCTGCGACCAGTCGAAGACTGTCGCCGTGCCGTAGTCGCTCTGCTTCGTGCCCGCCCGCACGATGCTGATCGTGTGCGGGCCGAGCGTCAGCGTCATGGTCGCGGCGGCAGTCTGTACGGCGCGAGCACTGCCAGCTCGGAGTCGGTCAACTGCAGACCCACCGGCACGCCGTCTTTGCCGAGCGCGTGCATCACCATGCCGACGCGTGTGTACGACGAGCCGACGTCGCTGCGTCCCGCTGCGCGATCCATGACTGCCTGCACGTCGAGCGGGATGCTGTCGTACCCGTGCTCGATCGTCACGTCGATCGTGCGCAACTTCCAGCCGAACCCGTTGTCGCTGCGCATGAAGCCGCTGCTCGACCACTGAACAGCCGTGTCGTCGCTGACGTCGACGGGCACGCCGTCGACGGCAAGACTGATCAGATCGGTCATCATCAGCGTCGGCAGTTGCAGCGACGTCGCGCACGTGCCGTCGAGCACGTACGACTGCTCGACGTTCGGTGCGATGTGCCAGCCGCAGTACGCCTGTACTTCGGCCAGCACACTGTCTTCGGGCGTCGTCGTCGTCATGACGTCACTTGTTGCTCGCGCTGCTCTTCTTCGTCTTCGGCGCGGCGGCGCTCTTCTCGTCGGCCTCGTCGTCGACTTCCTGTACGCCCGCGCCCTCGATGTCGACGGGCTTCGTCAGATCGGGCGGCACGGCGTCGTCGACTTCAGTGCCGCCGCTGAGCCCTTGCGCCTCGGCGTCTTCGTCGCTGAGCAGCACTGTCGTCGTGTAGCCGTTCGACTCGACTTCGTACTCCTTCATCCTTCGTTCCCTTCTCGTGCGATGTTCGCGTGAGCGGGCGCGCACACGTCGGGACACGCGCCCGCTCACGACGATCTGCTGCATCTGCTACGTGGTGCCCATCGTGATCTTGACGAACGCACTCGGGCGGAACACTGCGAGCGCGACGCGCTCTTCAGCCCTGATCGTGCTGACGTTCAGCGTGAACTTCGTGCCGTCGCTGTTCGTCGAGTCGACGACGATGCCGCCCTTGCGGAACAGCATCGCGCCCGTCTGGAACGCGCCGAGCAGTGCAGTGCCCGCTGCGATCGCGGGCGTGATCACAGTGCGCAGACCCCACACGGGCGGGTCGCCGACGCCGCCGCCGACCGGGCCACCTGGGTACTCGCCGTACGCGCCGCCGAACGGCCCGCCGCCGAAGTATTGCTGCGCCGTGTCCTTCGCGAGACGCATCTGCTGGTAGTCCGTTGGGTTCACGACGATCCCATCGGGTTCGAGCAGAGCAGTCACGCGAACCTGCGTGATCGCACGGTAGATCGCGTCGAGGTTGTCGGCCTTCGACAGACCCAACTGCGTCTGAATGCCGCTCACGTTCAAGATGCCCCGCACGTGCGGCGCAGTGCCTGAGCCCGACAGAATCTCTTGCTCTTCTGCGAGCTGGATGAACAGCGTGAGACGCCCGTCGATGTACGACTGAGCCGCCTGCAGGTCAAGCAGGAACTCGTCGGGGACATCGAGCAGCGTCGCGATCTTGCTCAGCACACCGTCGACACGCTGCAGCGTCAGATCGCTGGGCGGCTTCGCGCCGCTCTCTGCCGTTGCCGCTGCCGCGTTGGTGTACGCGGACTCGATCAAGTACGAAAGCGTCGTGCCGGTCATCGTGCCCGTCGCCAGCAAGTCGGCGACGACGGGTCGGAAGATCGGCTTGGTGACGATGCCGGGGAGGTCTTGTGTGTCCCCGACGCCACGCGTCACGCCGCCCGACGTCAGCGCCTTGTACCCGATGCCCGTGTCGATCGCAGCGGTCGAGAATCGCGAGCCCTCGCGCAGCGCTGTCACTGCTTGCGTGTAGGCCGTGCTCTTCACGAACGCTTCGCCGACGCTCTTGAACTTCGGGCGCTGTGCGCCGTTGTCATCGAGCTCTTCGTACCCCTTCAGGGCGGACCCCAGCGCTTCGCGCAGTCGTCCGTCTTCTGCGGCGTCCTTGATCTGCGCAAGCAGGTCTTCAGCCGCCTTGATGTGCGTGCCGCACTGCGCACGCTCGTCGTCGTTCATCTGACGCCCAGCCGACTTCGCGCCGTCGATGACCGACTGCGCTTGCTTCAGTTCGGCGATGCGCCGCTCTTCGAGACTGTCCATGTCTCGCCCATGCCTCTCGCGATCTGTAGGGATAGATCGAGGTCGACATCCGGCCCGGTCTGCATGGGTTCGTCGGTCTTCACAGCAGCACGCTGTTCGTCGACCTTCACCGGCTCAGCCGTATGGGACTTGCCCTCTTCATCGTCCGCGCCGTCGCCTGATGACGCCGCGTCGATCTGTGCGAGCACGTCGCTGATCGCTGACAGTGCGTCGCGCAGTTTCTGTTCGTTGGACGCGTTCAGCACGCGACCCAACTTGCGACGCACATCGCGTCGCGAACTCGTGGCTGCAGCAGCAGGCGCTGCAGGCGTGTCTTGCTCGTCGTCGTCGCTCGGCAGCCCGAGGTACTGCGACAGTTCGTCGATCGCCTCGTCGACGATGCTGTCGACAGCGCCGATCCAGCCGTACGCCGCGACGAGCATCGCGCCGTCACCCTCGGCCTGCTTGCGCTGCACGTCGCCGCGCTTGACGCTCAGCGTGCGCGTCTCGCGGTTCATGCCGATCAGCGTCGGCCCGACTTCGAACAGACCGAGCTGGCGCAGTTCGGTGATGCTGTCGTCGCTCTCGCTCGGCGCAGCGTCGCGCACTTCGTAGGCGAATGAGTAGTTGCGCACGCGCCCGCTCTTCATCAGTCGGTACGCCTTCGCGCTCTTCGGGTCGTCCATGTCGATCTGCGCCTTGATGTACAACCCGCCTGGGTCGTCGTCCTTCGTGGGCGCGACTTCACGCGCTTCGAGCACGTCGCCGAGATACGCGTCGATGTCGTCGTGCATGTGCGACCAGATGAACGGGATCGGCTGACCGCTCGACGCCCACTCGTCGAGCGTCTGCGCGAACGCGCCGGGGATGATCTTGTCGCCGCCGCTGTCGACGTCGTACGTCGCGACCATCGCTTCGATGATGCCGTCACCGTCGCCAGCCTTGATCGTGACCGGCGCTGACTTCAGTCGTGCCTGCATGACGTGCTGCCTTTCATCCGACAGATATCTCGATCGAGCAGTTGCACCCGGCGACTTCATCGACGTCGCCGCTCTCAGCGGGCCACTGCATCCCGTTGCTGAACGGCTGATCGATCGGCACCGTCTCCCCGCTCATGGCTGCGTGCGACGGGCGCGGGTTGTTCCCAGCGAGCCACGTCTTCGACGGCTTGACGCCCTCGCGCTGCGACGCCTGGTTCGCCGCTTCGTGCGTGCCGAACCCAGCAGCGAACGTCGAGTACCCGACCGCGATGCCCGCTGCACGACTGCTCGTCGCGACGTCGTACACGTGCGACGGGTCACCGTCTGGCTTCGCGAGTTCGTCGTCGAGTTGCTGCTTCGTCGTGCTGTTGATGTTCTCGGCGTAGCGCTGTGCGACGGCCTCGATGAAGCGCTGTGTCTGATCGACGCTGTACGCGTCAGGGTCGAAGCCGAGCCGTCGTGTCTCGTCGCGCCCGACGACGCTCGACAGCGACAGCGCGACAGCGCGCAGATCGTGCATCAGCGTGTCGTTCCAGCGCTGCGCGTCCCACCACTGCTCGTCGCCCGCCCCGAGTCGCGAGAGCACGACGGCCTGCTGCTTGCCGAAGTAGCGCGAGAGCACGTCGCTGACAGCCGTCTGCTGACGATCGGTCACAGCGCGCTTCAGTTCGATCACGTCAGCGAGGGGCCTCGCCGTCACCGAGCTGGTAGGGGGTCCAGTCGTCGGCGACGACGAGGGTGCGGGGCCAGGCGGTGTGCCGCCGCCTGCCGTGATCAAGTTCATGGGCACGACGAGTTCGTCAGCGCCGTCGATGGGCGGCAGGTTGACGAGCGCACGTGCTTCGCTGCGCAGCATCCACGGCGCGCCGACTGCCGTCTGCATCGCAGCGGCCTGCTCTTCGAACGACCCTTGCAACTTCTCGGCGATGTTGAACTCGACGTACTCGTTGCCGTCGCTGAACATCGGCACGAGGAAGGAGTTCAGACGATCTTCGATCGACGCGATGATCGGCCCGAGCGTGTCGCTGTACAGCGCGCGATGGAACTCGCGCACGTTCGAATAGTTCGCGTTGTCGAGCAGCCCGACCATCGTCGGGTTCACGTGGTACACGCTCGCGACGAGTGCGAGTGACAACTTCGCGGCGTCGATCCACTGCGCCTCGCGGGCGCTGAACTGCTCGCCGGTCAGTTGCATCCCGTCTTCGAGCAGCAGCACGCCGTTACGTCGCGGCCCGGTGCCGCTGAACTGCGATCGCACGTCCTCGATGAACTTGTCGCGCTGCTCGGGCTTCCATGTCGCGCCGACTGGTCGCGAGATTGTCTGCGACGTCTGCAGTCCGTTCGCCCATGCGAGTTGTCTGAACTCGAAGGCAGCAGCCTGCTCGCTGATGATCGACTTGATCGACTCGATCGGCGACTGCGGCAGACCGATCGCGCTCGTCGGGTTCCAGCCAGGGAAGTACAGAACCCGCTCAGCGGGAATGTCGATCGGCACGCCGTGGATCGTCTGCAGTCTGAACGCCTTGATCGAGCCGAGCGGGTCGTCAGCGATGTGCGCGACGACGCGTGCGGGTGGCAGTCGCGTCAGTGTCTTCGCGCCGTCTTGCGCTGGGCTGACCAGCCAGTACGCGCGGTCGTACAGCGCTTTGTCAGCGACGAGCCCGAAGATCAGTTCGTACGTCGTCGTGTTCGGGTTCGGTCGACGGATCGTGCGCGCCAGCGGGTCGTCTTGGATGCGGATGCGCTCGGTGTCGCTCACGCGATCGAACGCCTGCAGCCCGAGCTGTGCGATGTTGCGCGCCAGAAACGTGACGACTGTGCGCACGTACGGCTGCGTGTTCCAGACCTGCTCGGGGAGCAGACCCAGCGCCCAGATGATCGCCTGCTGCACGCTGCTCGCGCCCGCATCGAAGACGCTGCCCTGCGTCGCCCAGAGCGTCGGCGGCAGTTCGCCGTTGTGCGGGTCGAGCGCTTCGAGTGCGCTCGTCTGCTTGCTGAACGGCCAGCGCATCAGATGATCACCACGCCGTGCCCGTCGTCGTACGCGCTCGCTGTCTTCGTCGCAGCCATGTACGCCGACATCGCCGTGACGGCTGCTGACCAGCCGTCGATCTTGTCGCCGCTCTTGCTCTTGTCGGGCTTGACGTTCCCGGCAGGGTCAGTCGCGACGGCGAGGTTGTCCGTCTGCCAACGCATCAGCGGGTTCCCTCCATGTCGGAATCGCGGCGCGCTCTCGCGCCCTTCTGCGAGCACGTGACTGATCTGCTTCAGCGGCGCTGACATCGAGCCGAACCCCTGGCGCACTTGCACCAGCTCGAGCCCGTCGTCGCCTAGATCGGTCACGAGTTGACTGCTGTTCCACGGGTCGAACCCGATCAGCGAGACGTCGAAGCGCTCGCGATCGGCGTTGATCGCAGCGCGTATCCAGCCGTAGTCAGCGACGTCGCCGTCAGTCACGCTCAGCACGCCCTCGCGTCGCCACACTTCAGCGGCTCGTGCAGTGCGACGCACGAGCGCGTCGTACGCCCGCTCGGGTGCCCAATGCCGCCAGAGAACATCGAAGCCGCCGTCGTCATCGGGGAGCAGCCAGCACAGCGAGCAGAGGTCGCTCGTCGACGCGAGGTCGATGCCGCCGTACGCCGTGCGCCCGCGCAGTCGCGTCTCGTCGACGAAACCGGCGTTGCGATCCCACGTCGCGAGCGGGACGAAGCGCGTCTGCTGTCGTGTGCGCACGCCCAGATGCAGGCGCAGAAACGTCGCGAGTTCGTTCGGGCTGTTCTCTGCTTGGTTCGCCGCGTCGATCAGATACTGCTTCGTCGGCGATGTGCCGTAGCCAGGGTTCGCGATCTGCCACGTCTGCTCGACGAACGGGTCGTCGTGCTCGCTCGCGCACCAGATGACGCCGTACGTCGACGCGTCTCGGAAGATGTGCTGCGACAGTCGCTCGACGTACTCGCGTTTCCTGGCATAGATCGTGTCGGTGCGACCGTCGTCTGCTGTCGTGATCATGACGATCAGCGGCTGCGAGCGAGAGCCGGTGCCCGTCTCGATCGTCTCGACCAGATCGGGCGTCTTGTGCGCGTGCAGTTCGTCGATGATGCCGCCGTGCAGGTTCCCGCCGTGCAGCGCCTCGGCGACGCTGCTGACGACTTCCATGTACGACCCGCTCGCTTCGTGCACGATGCGCGACGCGTACGACTTCACGTGCGGGCTCAGATCGGGAGACTTCGCTGCGAGCTGACGCACCGGGTCGAAGACGTAGCGCGCCTGCTTCGTCGTCGTCGCTGCTGCGACGACCTCTGCGCCCTGCTCGCCGTCAGCACATGCGAGATAGATGCCGATGCCGCCGCACAGCGTCGTCTTCCCGTTGCGTCGTGGCACTTCGACGTAGCACTGCCTGATGATGCGCACGTACTGCCCGAGTTCAGCGTCGAAGCGCACCCAACCGAAGACAGGCGCGAGCACGTACGCGATCTGCCACGCGTCGGGTTCGAGCGGTCGACCCGCCCAGCGCCCTTTCGTGTGTCGCAGACGTCGAAACGCCGCGAGCACGCGATCGACGCGCTTCGCGTCGAACTTCGCGCCCTTGATCTTCGGCTCGGGCGTCTTGAACTTCGGCGGGCACGTCGGCAGCGGGATGCGTCGCTCGGTCAAGTACCACGCGATCTCTGGGCTGATCTTCAGACGTCGCAGCGTCGCGGCGTCTGGCAGATCAGAGTGCGAACGGGTTGTCGACGTCATGCGTGTTCTGTCGCTCTGCGTCGATGCGCGTGCGAGCGCTCGGGGTCAGCCCGAACTCTTGCGCGAACTGCCTGATCAGATGCGCCGCGTCGCGCTGCACCATCAGCGCCGGGTTGCGCACGAGGTTGCCCTTCTGGCCGACGATCATCAGCGGGCTGCGCGCGAGCAAGATCGACGCCTTGCGATGCTTGTCGACTGCTTCGCAGTACGCGACGAGCGCGTCACGATCAGACGGCGCATCGATGCCCATGTGCACGAGTTGCGCGACGGTGAAGTCCCAGATGAAGCGCACGTCGTCGCTCATGGACTCGGGCGCTTCGAGCACGCCGGGTCGCGGCACGGGCTCGTGCTGGTTCGTCTTCGACGGGCGCGCGCCGTCGAGCAGCCGCAGTCGCGTCGGTCGGGGACGTCGCCCGCCCTGCTTGGTGCCCATCGCGTCACTTCCCATCGATCAGTGCTTGCGCGGCGTCTCGCTCGATGCGATCGCCGACGTACTCGAAGACGGCGCACGGTCGCGAGCCGTGTCGCCACTTCGCTGCGAGCTGCGCGTTCGGCCCGTGCACGACGCCGCGTCTGTTGCTCGACTTGAAACCCGGCTGCTGTCGCAGCACCCACTTCTCGCTGCGATCGAACCCACGGATCAGCGCTGGGTGCGCGGGATACGTGCGCAGGCGCTCACCAGTCGCGGTGTACGCGCTCGCGATCGCGTCGACGAGCACGAATGCGAGCCCGAGCCCTTGCCAGTCAGGGAGCGTCACGAGACGACTGACGCCGCTGATGTTGCGCGCCTTCGCGTGCGGGCGCTTCAGCACCCCAGCGAACGCGGCTGGCCGATCGTCGACGAACAGCGCGAAGCAGCGCGCTGTGCGGTTCAGATCGGGCGTCAGATAGTGAAACGGAGCGAACGTGTGCCAGACGCTGTACGGGACGCGTCGCACTTCGCACTCGATGCGGGGTCGGGGTTGAACCGACCTCCACGTGAACTTGCGCGACGCGGGCTCGATGATCCAGTCGGGCTGCAGCCAGTCGATGACGTCGTAATGGCACGTCGCTGCGACGAAGCGCCCGTCGAGACGTCTGATGTGCTTCGAGACAGCGTGCGCACCGATCTGAGCGACTTGTCGATCGACGACGCTCGTGAACTCGTCGACGACGATCGTCGAGCCCTTCGCTGCCTCGATCATCAGTCGCGCCATGTGCACGCGGAACTGCTCGCCGTTGCTGAGCACGTCGTACGGGCGCAGCCACGCGGGGATGGTGTTGAACCCGACTGCCATGCAGACGCTGCTGACGTCTTGCATCGACAGCGACTCGTCGAACGCGTCGACGACGCTCGGAGCATCCCACGTCAGCGAGCGCTCGTCGCCGAACATCGTGCGCAGCACGATCGTCTTCCCTGCCCCGCTGGGGCCGACGATCAGCCCGACGTTCCACGGCTGCTCGTCGAGCGGCGCGTCGAGCACCCACTGCTGACGCTGATGCGTCTCGGCTGGCACGTCGAACATCGCTTCGAGTTGCCGAGCGCGGGCGGACGTGCTCACGTCCGTCTCGACAGTGACGTCGACGTGCATCACATCATCAGCGGTCGAACGCGCAGACCCTCAGCAGCGAACGCGTCGAGCAGATCGTGCTGCTGCTGCTCGTCGTCGCACTCGACGATGATCGACAGTTGCTGCGGTTCGAGCGCGAGCGCTGCGGGGTCGCCGTCGCCCGCGAGCAGCATCTGCAGTTCGTGCTCGGTGAAGCCAGTGCCCGCGTAGTCGTGATCGAAGCCGGTCAGCAGCGCGGCGAGTCGTTCGTCGTCCCAC